TATTTATTTATATGATTTATCACAAAAACACATATCCATCGCATCACAAAGTTTTTTATAACTATAATTTCTCACAGTTTGAATAAATTCAATTCTATCTTTTCTATATGCTTTCCGATTCTCTTCATCCACATAAAGATTATCATCTGTGATGATTCCTAGTTCTGCGACTGTTGGATTAGGAGAAGATGAACTTACTAAAAGATTACTAAAATCAAATTCAATGATAAATTCAACCACGGTCTTTACATCTATATTATGTCTAGGGTCTTGGGTTAATTCAAACATGTATTTTGCACGAGGATCAGTTGGCGGCCATCCTTTCGCTTGAATAATTTCATTTGTTTCGATATCTTTAAATTTATAGGATATTTGATCAAAGGTTGATAAACTATATTCACCTGAAAAAGTAACTTGCGTAGGAGAAGATGCAAAAATAACATATGGATCGTTACTAGATGAAATAAGTTTACAGTCTATTACGGTAGAATCACCGTAGCGCGCAGCATCTGTATCTTTGGGTAACCAACTACAAACCTCATTAAGAGGATCGAATGTAGCGACTTCACCTAAATCTCCAGTACCACGATCTTGAGCGACCAGCTGGTTTTTAATTTCATCACTTATCATAAGTTTGATCTTTACATAGAGTTGACATATTGTTATAATTGATTTGTTCAGAACAGAATAGTATGTCAATTAATCATTAGTTATATTGGATATATTCATTATTTATATAAATTATTGATAATCAATGAGTTGTACATTTTAAGGTATTTGAAAATAATGTGTTCTATGTCCTTTAGTATCAATGACTTAAATCTCTGTACAAATCCTCAAAATCTGTTATAATATACATATAAGATTGAATATGAAAAATAAAGAAAAAACTGTTAAACTCCTTGGCTCAGAATTGAGTGAAGACCACTTTCTCATCAAACCTGGAAGACTCATCGAAGATGGGGTCGATCTAGTGAAGTCTTTAATGATTGAAGACTACAAGACATGGTCAAAGATACCAGATGAAAAATCCGTGTGGGAATGTGGTGAAGATGGTGCCTCTATTAAAGAGAAAATGTGTCATGAATATGCCATTGGTGTTGGTTCTAAAAATGGCTCGAAATACATCCGACTCACTACTGGAAATAGGGGTGCAGCTGCGGGGTTCATTGTTAATACTGATAATGATAAGAAATTCAAGAAGGGTGACCTTCTCAAAGCCGCTAGTTGGAGTGCTCCTGCAAGGAATTTTGCCCGTGGAAATGTCATTGAAGACACAGTAGATTCTCTAAGAAATAATTCGGTTCGATGGACTGGAATCTGTTAATACTCAAAAATTTTATGATAACAATTAAAAATACTAAATCAGAAACTCGCATCACTCAAACTGTCAGCGGCATCACTCGCAGTCATGCTGTCATTCACGACATTGATCTCTACGGAAAAGAATTGATCGCTCGCATTAAAAACTTCAAAAAATAGGTTGTTGATTATCAATGACTTATGAATTTTATTAAAAAGAACAATCCTCTTTTGTAACCCGTTGATACTCAATTAAATAAAACCCTGTACAAATTGGGAAAACCTGTTATAATATACATATAAGATTGATTATGAAAACACTAAAAGAAACCCTCCTCTGCGCCCTTGTCGGTGCCCTTTTCGCCGCCATGTTATATTATGGTCTTGTCCTTTCTGTTCCTGCTTAAATAGAATTTCAATGATTCACACTGTCCAAACTCAATACCGAGAAAATTACGGTGCCCACAACTGGGATGAAACTGGGGAATGTCCTCAGTATTGGAAGAATAAAGGTGGTGAGACATATGTTCTTTATCCATCGGTGGACGTCATTGAATTCGAAAAAGCAATTTCCTATAAAAATGATTACTCCGAGGTTTTTGTCATCTTTACTGATGAACACGAAGACCAATCTACGATGCCAGTAGAAGAAGAATGGCACCCATTTACTCACGTTCACATGGAAAATGGACTTTTCCATTGTTCAATCGATGCCAATAATTGTGGTCAGATGCGAGATGAGATCACATCGAAATACAAGAGATGGTATCTTCACTCCGATTCAAATATTACTGATCACAAGGTTTACTACAGAATGAAAAATGGTGATATTGTAACTGGAGAAAAACTGAGCGAATGGCTCGAAAAGAATACAGACATATAATGAAACTACCAATATTTACATTCTTAGTTATTATCGGCACTTTAACGCTGGCTGAAAAAGCCGCGGCTACCACATACGACCCCTGCCCTTATTCAAATGATATTATCGTCACAACTATTATTCTTGAAGCCGGCGGTGAATATCATATCGGAGCTCTTGAGGCAGTTTACGAGGTGATAAAAACTCGTGCTCGAAAAAGAAATAAGACGCTGGCTCAGATATGTTTACAGAGAAAACAATTCTCTTGTTGGAATGGAAAAGCAGATGGAATAAAAGCCTTAGAAGCCACTATTGCTAAAGCAAAGAAACATCCTCGTTGGAAAACCGCAGAAAATATTCTAGGCTCAAATACAAACTTTACGAATGGAGCAGATCATTATCACGCTGATTATATCAATAAGCCTTACTGGGCGCATTCTATGACCGTTACCGCAAAAATAGGTCGTCATATCTTCTATAAATAAATATACTAAAAAATAAAATAAAATGAATACTAAAAAATTAATTATTGTTGGAGCAGCCTTGCTTGCTGCTGGGTTAACATATGGTCAATCACGAGGTACCGTTGAAAGAGGATTGCTTGGTGCAGTCATGGGCGGTGTTATTGGAAATAATGTTGGTGATGGAGATTCTGAGACAGGTGCAATCATTGGTGGTCTCAGTGCAATTATCTTCGGTGATCGAGGTAATGTTGGAAGTGTCTTAGGGCATGGTAGCCGTCATCATCGTGGAATTTATGGTGGTAGCCGTCTGAATCGCGGAGTCATCTATTCACCATACGCTCCAGTTTATGAGACCGTTGAAATTCGCCGCCAAGTGTGGGTGAATGAAGTCCTAGTTCGAAATGCCGCTGGTGATATTATCCACCACGTACCAGGACACTACGAAACACGAGTCGAATATCAGACTGTAAGAGTCCGCTAATTTTGATTGACATTCTCTGAAATTGATTTATACTTATATATTATGACAAAAACCCAAGAAAATAAACGTCTTCGAATGATTCGCAGGATTCATAAGAAGATCAAGAAAGCTCAAGTAAACATGAAGGATATCGCTGATTGTGTGATCGGATATACTGAAAATGACGTCGATGAAGAAATGGAATATCTAACTCAATATAAAGCGGATAATTACATTAACTCAGACGAAGGATAACATATGGCTAGAATTTTTGATCGATATAATCGTGTCGCAGCTGTCGACTCTAAATATACAGGCGAAGAACCTTCTTGGGAAGATGCTTCTACTCTTAATGGAACTCAATATTTCAAGAGGCGGAGCTCAGCATTGAACTTCTATAATTATTACTGTTCCACAAAAGATTTGATGAAGGATGTCGAAACCTTTGCAAAGACAAATGGATATGATTCAAAGATTATCAGGTCGGTAAAATCTAATCTGAAATATTTTTCTTTTACCGCTGCTAAGTTGGCACGAATGATCAATAAGGGTATGCCGCCAACTCATGATGGATGGAAAGAATACTGTGAAGATTTGCCTGGTGTAAATATGACCGAAGCAAATGATGATATTCTATTTGTGAAGAAAGAGATCGATAGGATATATAAGCAATATACCGAAGCTCAAGTTGTAGATAAGAAAGATGATGCACCAAAGATATCTGTCGTTGACCGAATGAATAATAAGATCAATGACAAGATTATATACTACCTTGATGAAATGATCGATAATTGGTCAGCCACCGGTTTGACCAAAGTGAACGGAATCGACCTTTCTTCTATGCTCAAGGTAAATGATATTCCTGTTCGTGGGCTTCCATTGATTGAAAAGTGGTTAAAGTCACTAAGACTATCATTAGAAAACTGTATCAATAAGGATAATGAATTTGATACTGAAGGATGGTCTTTTCTAAGTAAACCTGCAATTAAAAATCGAATAAAGGCGATTGATAAGATGCTTCAACAGGTCGAAAAATATCGTGGTGCAAATACTAAGGCGAGAAAGCCTCGTGTAAAGAAAGTAAAGTCCGCAGAGGTTCAGGTGAAGAAACTTAAATACAAAGAATCTGACGATAATTTTGGAGTTAGTTCTGTTTCACCTATTACATTACCTGGCTCAAAGAAGGTTCTTCTATTCAATACAAAGAATAGAAAACTGATGATCTATGAATCAAATGGTGCTGATGGATTTGGTGTGAAGGGCACAACTCTTCAAAACTATGATGAGAATAAGAGTTACTCGTTGACAATTAGAAAGCCCGATGATATAATACCTATTATAACAAATAAAACAGAAAGAATGTTCACAAAGGCAATTGATGGTCTCAAGACTAAGAGAGGTAATGTGAATGGTCGAATCAATGAACACTCAATAATCCTTAGAACTCTATGAAACAAGAACCATCCATTAAAACAACTATAACAAAAGAAGATTTAAGAAATCAGGTTCAGCTTCTGGTGCAAAAAGATTCAATGACTTATGCCGAGGCTATTTGTGAAGTATGTGAACAACGGATGATTGATCCAAGAGATATTAAAAGAATTATTTCAGGTCCTCTAAAAGCAAAATTAGAGGCAGAAGCGATAAATAGAAACATTATAAAAACAAACACCTCAAAATTATTTTAAATATGAACGCACATTTAAAGGCAATAAAAACTAAATTTATCGGTCAGCGAGATGAAGAACTCGCAGATCTTAATGTCTACTTATCGAATCCAGTAGGAGTCGGAGAACATGGAGACATCGGCGAAGTAATACAAAAAAAGATTAAGAAGATTGAATCTTTAGAGTCTCAAATTGAATGTATAGATAGACATTTTAATTATACAAAACTTAATAACAAGGATGACTAAATATGAAATGTAAATGTACTAATACAAAAGACCCCGAAGGGTATTGCGATGGTTCTCATGCAGAACAATCTAGATATAATCTAATCGATACTGCAACAGGCGCGATTCAAGAAAGTAATGTATCTCTTAGTTTGGAAGAGGTTGATCAATTAAACTATGCATATTCTTTTCATGGTAGAAAAAAGAAATGGATACGTCAATTAAATGGATAGTCGACAATTAGAATTTACCTTTCCAGGTGACCAGTTATTATTTCCTTTCATGTTTGAATGAGTGGTTTCGAAGCATATAAAATATATAATGCATTGAAGTTACATTATACTCAAGAAAACTTCGATGCATACAAATATAATTTTAAGACTAGAGTTAATCCTCAATCATTCGAACGACTTCGTTGGCGATATACATTTGAAAAGATAGCATCTAGATTTAAGACACGAGAAAATCTTATTGATTTCTACACATCTAATTTCATTAAAGGTTGTAATTGGATAATGGATATGAATGAAAATAATCTCAATGATATGAAATCTAGACGAGAATCTTTCTCATATAATTTTAAAACAGATATAAATAAACTTTCATCATCACACGATTTTGATGAATTATGTTCTTGCACAGGAGGTGAAAATATTCTAATTAATGAACTGTGTAAAGAAAACATAAAAATTGAAACCGTGGCGATGATTGACCTTTTGGTCAACTTCATAAAACCTTTATTATCAAAATTGAATGACCCTCTCGGAATGAAAAGGGAAAAGGCAATCTTGGCAATGAAATACAAAAACAGCTTAACCGATATTGATAGAAAAAAGATTAAAGATAATCTACTTTTGATGTTTACAAAAGAAGAATCTATGATATAATACTATTGAAGGTTAAATACAATGCAATACTAAAAATACAAAAATAATACAATACAATACATATGAGCTCATTCGCAGAAATGAAAGAAAAGCGCAAGTCAGCAATCGCTAACCTTGTCGCAGCCGCAGAGACAACCTCTGAAAAGCAAACCTATGGTGACGACCGCATTTGGAAGCCAACCGTAGACAAAGCAGGAAATGGATACGCAGTTATTCGTTTTCTTCCTGCACCTGAAGGTGAAGATTTACCTTGGGTGCGTTATTGGGATCACGGGTTCAAGGGACCAAGTGGTAAATGGTACATCGAAAATTCATTGACTTCCATCGGTCAACAAGACCCTGTATCGGAAATGAATACACAATTATGGAACAGTGGAATCGAATCTGACAAGCAAATCGCTCGTGAGAGAAAACGCCGTCTCCATTATGTGTCTAATATCCTTGTTATCTCTGATTCAGCCGCACCTGAAAATGAAGGAAAAGTTTTCCTCTATAAGTATGGCAAGAAAATCTTTGATAAGA